TTTTGAAGGGTTCCAAGATAAAAGGGCCGCAGCGAAATATTCAAATACATTATATCGTTCAAAGGGAACGAAGTATTCTATTCAACAATTCTTTAGAACTTTTTTTGGTATTGACCCCGATGTAATCTATACCAAAACACAGGTATTTAATGTCGGTTTATCAGACTCTAAGATAGGGCCAGAATCTCAAAGGTTCTTGACCAATGATAAACTGTATCAAACCTTCGCACTACTAATCAAGGCAGAAAAACCTTTTGCTGAGTGGAAGGATACATATAAGTTATTCACTCACCCAGCGGGAATGTTCGTTGGTGCTGAGATTCAAATCGTATCTTCGGTAACAGATTTGATGGAAGCGGATTCAAGTAAACCCGCATCTCCACCACCAATCGTGATAGAAAACACTGCTGACATAGGATTTGTACGTCTTGATGGTATTGACGTTGATGGAGGATTCCCAAGTGCAGATGTTACTAGTATTGTGGATGACCCATATGCAGATTCAGCGGGTGTTATGAGTCGAATAAATACTTACTTAAACTTAGAGAAATTCAGTGACGATAGTATTAGACTTATTGACCAACAGTACTCATCACTACGTGAACTACAACTTGCGGGTTCACCTACGTTCGATGATTCTGACCTTGCAGACGATAGTGCTGGCGGAACATTGAAGGGTATGGACATGTCTAATAACTTCCACTTCGAGACCTTAGACCAAGAGAAGAATCAATGGTTTAGTGGAGATTCTGATTTGTATTATTCTCAATTAGATAGCGCAGGCTGGTTATAAACTCTTATAAATAGATAGAAGAACAATGGAACTTAAAGATGGCACGACAAAACGTAAATAGAGGAACAATTGCAAACGATGGTACAGGGGATACTCTCCGTACTGCTGCAAAGAAGATAAACGATAATTTCGTAGAACTTTACCTATCCGTAGGTGGAGACAGTGATGTTGTCACGTCTAAAGTGACCTTTGTCGAAGCAGGACTATCCTTCGAGGGTAGTATTGATGATGACCACGAAACTATTTTGGGTGTTACTAACCCGACAGGAGACAGGACGGTAACGATACCTGATGCTTCGGGTAATGTTGTTCTTGATACTGCGACACAAACACTTACAAATAAAACTATCACAAGTCCAGTACTAACTTCTATACAGATTAATGATACAAGTGCAGACCATCAATATGTAGTTGTTCCTTCAGAACTTGCAGCTGATAGAAACGTAACCTTACCTTTATTAGGTACTAATGACGAATTTACATTTAACGGACATACACAAATACTTACAAATAAAACCATAGATGGTGGTATGTTGGTTAATAATATGGTTGGTGGTAAAAACCTTGGTGGTAATCTACTCGATTCTTCGGGTAGTGAATTACTAGAGTTTGACCGTGTCGCATCTGCGGTCAACCATGTCAAGATGTCTAACACCGCAACGGGTAACTCACCGAAGATTGAAGCGGTTGGTACAGACGCTGATGTTTCATTAAACCTTGCCGCTAAAGGTACGGGTGGGGTTGACATTAACTCCAAATTGGTGTATAATGCTGAGACAGTAGTTTCATCTGTCGCTGTTTCTTTGGCAGTACCATTAACAATATTCAACGCATCTTCAGGTACGATTGTACCTACATTAGGTGATGGTGAACAAATCGGTGAAGAACATAGGTTCATTGGTAAAGGTGGCGCTACGGTACATCTTACAGGAAACAACAATATCGCAGGAGCTGACTCAAACGGGTCGTTCTTTAACTTCGGTGTAAATAGTACACTATCTCTATTATGGGACGGTGCCATTTGGCAAGTGATGTCCTCTTTGGATGGTGCCGAAGGTAATCCAATCAGTTTAGTATAACAGGGTATAATAATGGCTAAGGCAGTAATAACAAACAGAATTAAAAAACAGGTAATTAATAGTATCTTATCAGATGTTAATGACTCTGATAATAACTATTATGCGGCTATTGGTCGTTCCGAAGATTGGAACGACTCAGATGTTGCACCACAAGCATATAACACTGGTAGAGAAGAAAGAAACTTCCGTCTAGGAATGCAATCAATTAAGAATATCACTGATATCCGTATGGTTGTTCCTCGTTATAACTGGTCTTCGGGTGCTATCTATTCTCAATATGACGATGCGGCTGTTGGATACCCACTTCAACCATATTACGTCATCAATGACAATAACCAAGTTTACATGTGTCTACAACAGGCAAAGAATGCTGCTGGTAATGCCCTAACATCTCAAAACCAACCACAAGGTAACACAACTGGTGTACCCTTTGGTACTGCTGATGGATATGTGTGGAAATTCCTATATTCTATCTCTGCTCTAGATGCGACTAAGTTCGTATCCGCTAACTATATGCCTGTTAAACTACAGGGTGCAACCGACTCAGACTCCCCTGCTGCTGACGTAGAACAACTTGCAGTACAAACTGCGGCTATTAAAGGACAGATTACGGGGTTCGCTTTGGACTCAGGTGGTGCGGGATATACTGCAAATCCTACAGTGACCGTTGTTGGTGATGGATTCTCAGCAAAAGGTCAAGCGTCTACAGATGGTGGACAAGTAACAAAAGTAGAAATTTATGATTCCAGTGGTAATTACACAATTGGTAATAGTTACACTGAAGCCTCTCTTGTGTTCACTGGTGGTGGTTCATTCACTAAACCCGCAAAGGGTCGAGTGATTCTAACCAAGAATCAATCTCCTCTCGGATTGGGTGCAGACCCTAGAGATGACCTTCGTGCAACCGCACTTATGTTTAATACTAAACCCGATGGTGCAGAAGCGGGAGACTTTATTGTTAACCAAGACTTTAGACAAGTAGGTCTATTAAAGAATCCAAGGATTGGGCCCGACAGTGCTGGTGGAGAAGCAATTCCCTTTACAGAGGCAACTGGACAAGTATTAAAGAAATTAAAATTCTCTACTGTTGGACAAGTATTTACTCCCGACAATACTATGATTGGTTCTACCTCTCAGGTGAAGGCACTTATAGATAGAGTTGATTCATCTTTTGTTTGGTATCATCAAACCGAAGTAACAGGATTTGGTAACTTCGATTCAGGAGAATCAATCACCGAAGTCGATGGTAATGGAACGGGTACATTGAATGCCACCTTTGCTCCATATGTTGCAGGCGAGATAGATAGTAAAACAGGCGACTTATTGTATCTTGCTAACAGAGATGCAATCATACGAGATGCGGGACAAACCGAAGACATCAAAATCGTAATACAAATTTAAGGTACTGAAATGGCAAAAGTATATTCTGAACAGAGTTTTCCGTCAACATATAAAGACGATTTTAGAGATAGTGATAACTATCATAGAATCCTCTTTAATAGTGGACGTGCATTACAAGCTCGTGAACTCACACAGATGCAATCAATTATCCAAGAGGAGATTGCACGATTTGGTCGTAACATCTTCAAGGACGGTGCATCCGTAAATCCTGGCGGGCCAACAGTATTTAATAGATACGAGTTTATTAAGTTAAATACTTCGACCAACTCACTACCGACAGACTTTGAAACTATTGTAGGTAATGAATTTACTGGTCAATCTTCGGGTGTAAAGGTACGAATTCTTGAAGTTGTTGCAGCTACGGACACTGACCCAGCAACACTTTATGTCGAATATACTGGTTCATCTGCTGCAGAGTCAGGTTCATTACCCATTCGTATGAGTGCGGGTGAGGACATCACAGATGGTTCCGAGACATTAACAGTACAAACAACTAACACGGTAGCAAACCCATGTGTGGGTCAAGGTACAACTTTCAGTAATAGTGGGGGTGACTTCTTTGTACGTGGTCACTTTGTATTTGCAAATCCACAAACAATTATTATTGACAAGTATGGAACCAGTCCAACTAAGACATTAGGATTTACTGTTACCGAAGATATCGTAACAGTCGATGACACTGATGCGTTGTATGATAACCAAGGCGCTACACCAAACCGTTCATCGCCTGGCGCAGACCGTTATAGAATTCGATTAATTCTTACTACCGAAGACCTAGTTACAGATGAAAACTTTGTATTCTATTCAAAAGTAAAAGATGGTGAAATCATTGAACAGGTAACTGGTACAGAAAGTTACAACAAAATTAATGATGAACTGGCAACAAGAACTAAGGAAGAGAGTGGTGACTATATTGTAACACCATTCGATATTGACTTCTCTACTGATAGTGAAGGAGATACATTAGATGCAATCATTTCAGCTGGTAATGCTTATGTTGATGGTTATCGTGCAAATCGTAATGATTCATATCCTTTGGCAATTACAAAACCAAGAACATCTCAGGTACTTGCAAACGAAGTTGTAGGTATTAACTACGGTAACTACTTTATCTGTAATGTCCTCGAAGGGGATTTAGGACTTTCAACCTTTGCAGAACAGAACTTATCAACAAGTGCATCTAACCCAAGTGGTAGTGTTATTGGTACAGCTCGTGTACGTTATGTACAAGAAGACGGTGCAAACTTCAAGATATACTTGTTCAACATTAAGATGAACAGTGGTCAGGTATTACGTGATGTTCAGACTATTGGTACAGGGTCAAACGATTTCGCAAAGATTCTCCGTCAAGGTGCGACACCTAAGTCAGTAATTCAAAACTCACTGAGTGATATGTTGGTGTTTAATCTACCTAGAAGTAGACCTAAAACAATTACCGATGTTGACTTTGAAGTTCAACGTATGGTTACAGCAACTATTGGTAATGCTTCTACTACAGCAACCCCTGCTGCATTGACTGTAAGTGGGGAAACATATGTTAATACTGGACAGTGGATTGTCACTCGTAATGATACAGGTGCTGTAGTATCTACTACAAACATTACAGGTTCAGGTACAACATCCGTGACCTTGACCTTCGATTCTAGTGTAGCTGCCAGTGGTGCTGTTCCAATTACAATTTACGCAAAAATTAACAAAGCGTCACCGTCTATCAGGGTGAAACAATTGATTACTGATGCAACTGTTACT